CTTGTATCTATTGTTTGATAAGGACTGGTTGGTAGAAGATTGTTAACTACAAACCTTGTATTCATATTTGGTACATCAAAGGAGTCTCCATTATGGGCAATTACAATATCTGCCTCGTCCAATAATGCCCACAGTCCGCCAACTATTCTAGAATCATCCTCTCTATTTGCTTCCTTTCCTGTAAGCCTTTGTGACATAACTATATCATCGAATAACCATTTGGCACTCCAACATAGCATATACCATTCCGATATAACCTGGTCTGCACTGATATTGGCTTTCCACACGCTCTTTTGAAATACAAACGCCTTCAAAGGTGATGTTTCTATGTCAAAGATTAACACCTTTGGTAATTTAGCAACATGAGTATCACCGTTCAGGAACTTAAGATAGCATTGTGGGTGAGCTAATGCTGTGTGTCTGTGCTTGCAACGAAACGTTAAAAGACTTCTATCGGTCATTTCTCTATTTTCCTCATTAATTTATGTTTATAGCGACTGTTCATGTAGAGTCGCATCTTTTCGATTTCATCATCGGAAAGTTTATAATCCTCTTTCATGTTTTCCAGAAAACCGTCATCAGTAAAGTATCCACCAAGAAAATATGCTAATCTGTCGCATATTTGAACGAATGTCTTAGAGATGGTAACTCTATCCTTACCGATTGTTCCTTCCATATCTATTATATGTTTTCCATCTGAAACCAAATTGATAATGGTCATGTCTATATCAGACAGGAACCCATCCTTGTACAATTCCTCTACCTTAGCCTCAATTAGCATCAGGTCGCTATACTCGTCAGATTCTATATTCTGCTTAGACCGTATTTCTACCCGGTTTCTAAGTAGGGTCTGAATTATCCACGACATTACTACCTCCAATATCCGCCAGGCATGTATTAGAGTATTGACATTTATAGCAACCTTTTCTAAATATACCGTTGCGAACATAATTCTTATTTCTTATATCTTTGATGGCCAAAGGGATTATCTCATTGACTAGAATATTCTCTTTGACAGCATCATAATTTAGTTTTACCAGATGGCCTGTACGTAAGGAAGCGAAGTAAACTCCAGACGGTTCTTTATTGTATATTCTCTTGTACGCCCAATTATATAGGATGAATTGGATTTCATTTGAGATATTGCTGGGTGGATTAGCCTCTGTCTTCCAATCCAGTATATTACCAGCCACAGTAATCCTATCCATCATCCCTACAATAAAGACATCCTTTTCATAAGGAAGCTTGAATTTTACTTCTACAGAATCTTCTTCTGATGTAAGATTGCTGAAATTATTATGGTAAACATATAAACAATCAGAAGCAAAATTAGTTGGTTCATTGGGCAATCTTCTCTTCATTTCAGAGAGCATATATTCATACGATCCCTCTTGATTGTTCCAATAGAGTTCGATAGCCTTATGTACTATTTCCCCTACTATCATTCCTATATTTTGTATAGCAATGTCGGGTCTATTAGTTCTATAATAGACCTTTCTATTGCAGGATACATATTCCTTTAGTAGAGATGCAGATAGATATAAAGCCATTACATTCCAGCCGTGCGCTGATTAGAACACAGAGTTCTCCATATTTCTATCATCGTCTTATATATGTCCATCAGTGACTTTTTTCCCTCAAGTTCGGCAATTACTACCGCCAAGTCATTTCTTAATGGAATTAGTTCCCGCTGTAATCCTGGGAATTTGTAGGTATTTTCCACGTAGGTAGCGGAGGGTGCTTTACCCCCCTGAAAATATGCCTCGTCTGTATTCGCTACTTTGAATACATTGGATTCTCCATCCTTAATCTGAGCCTCTAGACTTAGTTTTCGATACATTAATTCAGTTATCTCATTTGATAACAATGTAAACTCGTCAAAGTCAGGTATTGCTTTTAGTACTTCTTCTGGTGTGCCTTTCATGTTACTCCTCTTTGAAATAATAGGATTCTAAAGGAATCCAATGGTTACTTTCAACTTCTATACGACATCCACCGAAAACGGAGTAGTCTACTGAAAATCCCATACCGCTTGTTTTCGCTATACACTCTGCCCTATCCAGGGCATAAATACCACCTAGTACCAATCCAACAAGTAGTAACAATCCCATTATAACCTTAAAACCATCGTCCATTGTTAATGTCTCCTTTTACTTTTTGATTTAGCGTATTATACCATACTTTTCAGATTCTGTCAAGGGTTATTTCCAACCAATTTCCAACTGTTCTTCTATTGATTCATATATCTTACAATTATTGTACATTGCTTTTATGGTCTGGAGATTTATACCAGCATCTTCCGGGCCTATAGTTTCAAGAACTTGTCCAGTAAAGCCTATGAAGGAACTGTCTTCTTTAAACATACGGTATGGACTAAAATCCAGATCTTTTTCCCAGCCTGAAAAGGTTAGAATTACATCTAGTATTTCAGCAATAGACTCCTTATCCACATTTAGAATTCTAGAGATTGACTCATTTGAAGAGCCAGATACGCACATTAGAAGTATCTCGTTGGATGCCATTAAATCCACAAGTTCAGGGGCTATGCCAAAACTGTCCATATAAAATTGTCTAACCACTTCCCATTTTGCTTCGTTCATATGCTTCTACCTCTTCATATAGTTCAGTTGCCCTATTTAGAATTTCACAAAATGTGCCCAAATCCATAGCTACGAATACTTTTATACCTTCCCTAGCTCCAGAAAATTTACCTATCATAAGGGGCATGGAATTTGAATTTTTAGAATCTTCAATTATCTTATCTAGCCATTCTTTTTTCAAAGTAAGTTGTGTTTTTCCGCCATAGCCTACTTTAGCTTCTATTCTAAATTGTTTATTAAAGGATTCTACCCTACCTTTCACATCACCCTGTAGCTCAGGTTCACATAAAAAAGTTCCTACCGCTCCGCTTAATGGTATTCTCTTCCACTCACTTTTATCTACATATTTATTAAGTAAGTCGGTTAAATCTCTTTCAAATGTGCTACCTTTTACTTTACTTTTGAATGGCATTGTAATATCTCCTTATTTATTCTCTACTTTATTTGATTCTGGCTCAAACTTCAATGTTATCGTACCTACCGGGCCGTTTCTAGCTTTCAGAATGGAAAATTCCATCATGTTCTTATACTTGGTTTCCTTGTTATAGTACTCATCTCTATATAGAGAAATTACATAATCAGCATCTTCTTCCAAGTTACCTGACTGTCTAAGGTCAGACATTACTGGTCTTTTGTTATCTCTAGATTCTACACTACGATTTAGCTGCGAAGCCCCAATAATACATACGTTTTGATTATTGGCTACCAGTTTAGCCATGCGGGAGATTTGACCAAGTTCCGCTGTTTGATTATCCCCGCGTTCTGCCAAGAGTTGAAGGTAGTCAATATACACTACCTCAATTCCCTTTGTGTTCTTATACTTATAGATGGTGGCTTCCATGTAGTGAATGTCAGAATTGAATCTTGTATCTAGATAAATAGGATACTCTCTTATCCTTCTCATTGATAAGCCTATCTGTTCGATTTGAGCTTTATCCAAGATACCCAATCTAATGTTCTGAATTGGCACTCCAGAATCTATTGCTACCAGTCTTTCAATCAGTGACTGGTAATTCATTTCCTTCTCGAAGAAAAGAATTGGAACTCCATTTCTACCATCGGCTAGGATTGAATTGCACATCACGGCTGTATTGTGGGTTACTGTCATGTCCTTTAGAAGAAATAAACCATCTCCGTCTAGCTCAAAACCGTAATAGTCTCCTATGCCATCCTTCTCTAAATGTATACCAGTCATTGTTTTATCAACCCTATTTACTGGTTTTACAGCCTTCTTTCTTTCTATCTTAGTGGGTATTATATCTACATCACCACTTATACTAACTCTATAGTATAATCCCTCAAAGCCGGTTGATGGTATTTTTCCTATTTTAGAGGTGATATTGGTTCTAAAACCTAAGCTATCTGATAGGTATTTTATTTGCTCAGATAAAGATAGACTCTTTTGTGTTATTTCAAATGTAACCTTATTCTTGTCTAAATAACCATCAGTATCTAGCAAACCAGCTAATAACTGTAACCTATTTTCTCTGCTATTTGCTAAATATATGTGTGGAATATGCTTATTATCAATAAGATTCATTTTCTTTAGAGTAGCCCGCATACCTTCTATAGCTCCATGAATTAAGGTATGGCTTCTGCACTTACCCTTATTCTCATGTGTGGACAGAACCATTCCTATTCTATCAGCGTAAGATTTTAGATAACTCTCTATCTCTGTGTCAGGTTTGGTTATCTCACTATCTGCCTTACTACCATCACCTAGCCATATACCTAGAAAATAAGGCTCTATTGGTAAATCTACGCTATTAAAATCTATTGCTACTTTATAACCCTTATAGTTGGTTTTGAACTTATTAGATGTATTTAAATAGTCTCTAACAGATATATTTAATACATCTCCATGAGTGTACTTTGATTCATTACGACTTCTTTTCAAAGACAGGATATGACTCTCGTTCACACGGTAGTCTATTCCCTTATTCTGTCTTACCCAGTACATCATTTCTTTTCCTGTAGTAGTTGATAGTACTTTTCTTGGGGTAGAATCTGATCCCATTATAAGATCGCCTATAATAATCTCCTCTACTTTTCTTAGTGAACCATCATACATTACTACTTCTGTACCCTTACCTAAGCATTTCCCAGAGCCAGGTCTTCCACCAATAATCCACCAGTCCCCAGCACATTTACCACCCGTAGTTACATCAATATCGGCTATACCCCAGGATGCTCCTCTAATCCCAGGATTAGCAGTTCTGGCTACTATATCATCAAAGGCTTTCTTTACCCCTTCTCCGATATGTACTGTATCTCCACCCCCAGAAGCTTCCATTAGGGTGTCAAGAGTGTGCCTAAATTCCTGGATTGACGCTTCAACATTATCTAATGTTAGACTGGCTGGTTTTACCTTAGCTGCCGCCTCCACATACACCCGTCCCTTATATGAAGCTATAAGCATGGAGCAGTATTCTTTTAGATTTTCCTTGTTATAATCCTTTGATACTATGGAATCAATATGTTCTTTACCTACTTTTAACATCTCCCCTGAACCCTCTAGAGAGTCAATAACCATCTGTACGTCAGGAACTAATTGCTTATCATTTAGTATTTCTATCTGTTCAAATATCTTCTGGTTAGCTACAGAAGACATCATAAAGAACTTTACTCCAGTTCCATAATATAACTCAGGAAATCTTAGAATGATATTTAGAACTGCTATCTCATGCTCTGTAGTAAATAATTTGTCTGTCATTAGACTCCTTCCAGTCTTTTTATAGAGTCGTCAATATACTCTTGACTTATATCTATTCCAATGTAATGTCTATTAAGCATCTTAG